CAACAGTATTTGAGAGACGGGAAACTTGAGACTTACTTTAACCCTTTTGCCACGCGCCACGCGTGGCGAGGTTTTTTTATTTGTGCCTCGTTGCTCGTTGCTCGTTGCGAGGATCTAGCCAATCAATAGAGGTACCAAAGCAAAGCCAAAATATTAAAAGTTCTTATTTCTTAATTCTTTTTTTCTAGAATTATGTAACTAATACTAGTCATTATTGTGAGATTTGTACGGTTTATGACCCCAAATTCGTTATTGCTTTCTAGGAGAATACCGAATAAATTAACAATCGTTGGAAACATTAACCAAAAAATTTTACAAAAAATTTTTTTCAAAATGCATATTGATTTAGACAAAATAAAAAAACTTCCCCCTGATATCAGAAAAGACTTTATGAAGATGGCTGTAAAGCTTGATGAAAAGAAAAAGATATCCAAAGTAAAAGAAGATTTCCTGTCATTTGCTAAACATATGTGGCCAGAGTTTATTGAAGGAAAACATCACAAAATTATTGCAGAAAAATTTAATGAAATAGCACAAGGCAAAATTAAACGACTCATTGTTAATATGCCACCAAGACATACTAAGTCAGAGTTCGCTAGCTCCTTGCTACCCGCTTGGATGATCGGGCGTAATCCTAAACTTAAAATTATTCAAACTACCCACACTGGAGAACTAGCAATAAGATTCGGGCGTAAAGCAAAAACGCTGATGGATTCACAAGATTACAAACAAGTGTTCGAGACAAGACTAAGAGAAGATAGTCAAGCAGCGGGCAGATGGGAAACCGAACAAGGTGGTGAATACTTTGCATCTGGTGTTGGTGGAGCAATAACAGGAAGAGGTGCAGACTTATTAATAATAGATGATCCACACTCGGAACAAGATGCTATGAACATGCCAGCGCTTGAGAGAGCTTATGAATGGTATACATCAGGTCCTCGTCAAAGGTTACAGCCAGGTGGAGCAATCGTTTGTGTAATGACGCGTTGGAATGTTAAAGATTTAACAGGACAATTATTAAAACATCAAAAGGAAGCAAAGTCAGATCAATGGGAGTTAATAGAGTTTCCTGCAATCATGCCATCCAATAAACCGGTATGGCCTGAGTATTGGCAGCTAAAAGAATTAGAGACTGTTAAGGCATCACTATCGATTGGTAAATGGAATGCACAATGGATGCAAAACCCTACATCAGAAGAAGGTGCAATCATCAAAAGAGAATGGTGGAACGTTTGGGAAAAAGAAACGATGCCACAATTAGAACACGTCATACAATCTTATGACACGGCTTTTATGAAAAAGGAAACAGCAGACTATAGTGCGATAACAACATGGGGTATCTTTAGAGATTCTGAAGATAGTCCACAACAGTTGATATTAGTGGATGCAATGAAAGGTAGATACGAGTTCCCCGAACTTCGTCGAATAGCAAAAGAACAATATGATTACTGGCAGCCAGAGACTGTATTGATTGAAGCTAAAGCATCAGGATTACCTTTAACTTACGAGCTTAGAAATATGGGGATACCAGTGGTTAATTTTACACCTTCAAAAGGAAACGATAAGCATGCAAGAGTAAATGCAGTTGCACCTTTGTTTGAAAGTGGTATGGTGTGGGCTCCTGATGAAAAATTTGCAGAAGAGGTAATTGAAGAGTGTGCAGCTTTTCCATACGGGGATCATGATGACTTGGTCGATAGTATGACCCAAGCTGTGATGCGATTTAGACAGGGAGGGTTAGTACCACATCCTGAAGATTATATTGAAGAAAAAATTATAAAAACAAAAAGGACTTATTACTGATGTCAGAGCTAATAGATGAATATTCAAAGAATTTTAGTAAAGAACGAAAACAAGAATTTGTAAAACGTGTAAAAGAAATAGGTCCTAATATGTCAGAACTATCAGCGATACAATTAGTTTTAGCAGAAATGAGAAGTGAAATGAAATTAGGCGGTCTGGTAGACAAGCCCCTAGGAGCGGGAGGCAAGAAATCAGGACCACCACCAAAAAGAGGACCTAATCCACAAGGCTTGAATATTAAGAGTAATACTGTTAAGACAGTGAAACTGGAGAAATAAATGGCAGAAATCGATAAAGCTTTACCCAACGAGGTAAGAAAAGAAATTAATGTTCCTAGTATTGAAGACATACAAGTAGAAATAGAAAAAGAACCAACCGAAAAAGGTCCTGTTGAAGTTCAACAGAACGAAGACGGTAGTGTTGATGTAAATTTTGATCCAAAACTTGGAAGTCCTGGAGAAGATGTTGGACATTTTGCAAACTTAGCTGAACTATTACCTGATGATGTGTTAGATCCATTAGGCAGTAAGATGTATGAAAATTACACAGATTATAAAATGTCTAGAAAAGATTGGGAAAGAACTTACACACAAGGATTAGAACTGTTAGGTTTTAATTATGATGATAGAACAGAACCATTCAAAGGAGCAAGTGGTGCAACGCACCCAGTTCTTGCTGAAGCAGTCACTCAGTTTCAAGCGTTAGCTTACAAAGAATTATTACCAGCAGAGGGACCTGTTAGAACTCAAATTATAGGTATGCCTACACCTGATAAAGAATCACAATCACAAAGAGTAAAACAATTTATGAATTATCAAATTATGTCAGAGATGCCAGAATACGAAGCAGAGTTTGATCAAATGTTATTTTATTTACCACTTGCAGGTTCGTCATTTAAAAAAGTTTACTACGATGAAATTATGCAAAGAGCAGTTTCAAAATTTGTACCAGCAGATGATATTGTTGTGCCATATACTGCAACATCATTAGATGATTGCGAGTCTGTTATTCACAGAGTTCGTATGACAGAAAATGAATTACGAAAACAACAAGTTGGTGGTTTTTATAGAGATATAGAAATTAATCCTGCATACATGGATGAAACAGCATCTGAAAAAGCAGAGAGGGAATTAGATGGAACATCGAGAGGCAGGGATCAAAAAATGTATACCCTTCTTGAGTGTCATGTTAATTTAGATTTAGAAGGTTTTGAAGATGTTGGAGTAAACGATGAATTAACAGGAATTAAACTTCCATATATTGTAACTGTTGAAGAAGGCACAAGAAAAGTTTTATCTATAAGACGAAACTATGAAATAGGAGACGCACAAAAAAATAAAATTAATTATTTTGTGCATTTTAAATTTTTACCGGGATTAGGTTTTTATGGTTTTGGTTTAACTCATATGATTGGAGGATTATCAAGAACAGCAACTGCAGCTCTTAGACAATTGTTAGATGCAGGAACATTATCAAACTTACCCGCAGGATTTAAAATGCGTGGCATCAAAATGAGAGATGAAGCGCAATCGATACAACCAGGAGAATTTAGAGATGTGGATGCACCAGGTGGAAACTTGAAAGATGCATTTATGACTTTGCCGTTTAAAGAACCATCTCAAACTTTATTAGCACTTATGGGTGTCGTGGTACAAGCAGGACAAAGATTCGCTTCCATAGCGGACCTGCAAGTAGGAGACGGGAACCAACAAGCAGCAGTGGGCACGACAGTGGCTATGTTGGAACGAGGATCGAGAGTAATGTCTGCGATTCATAAGAGAATGTACGCCGCAATGAAAAAAGAATTTACAATTTTAGCTAGAGTATTTAAATTATACTTACCTCCAGTTTACCCCTATGATGTTATTGGTGGACAAAATCAAATTAAACAAACTGATTTTGATGACCGTATAGACATCTTACCAGTTGCAGATCCAAACATTTTTAGTCAGACTCAAAGAATATCTTTAGCTCAAACGGAAATGCAACTGGCTGCCTCTAACCCTCAGATACATAACCAATACGAAGTTTATCGTAATATGTATGAGGCATTGGGGGTAAAAGATATTGATTTAATTTTAAAAAGACCAGAAAGACCTATGCCAAAAGACCCAGCATTAGAACATATTGATGCTTTAGCAGGTAAACCATTCCAAGCTTTTCCAGGTCAAGACCATCAAGCACATATTACAGCGCATTTAAACTTTATGGAGACGAATATGGTGAAAAATGCACCGATGGTAGGCGCTGCAATACAAAAAAACATACTTGAACACATAAGTTTAATGGCACAAGAGCAAATTGAAGTAGAATTTAGACAAGAATTACCACAATTAGTGCAAATGCAACAAATGGCAATGCAAAATCCACAACTACAACAACAAGTAAGAATGTTACAAGAAAAAATTGAAGGTAGAAAAGCAGTTTTAGTGTCAGAAATGATGGATGATTACGCAAAAGAAGAGAAAAAGATTACTTCACAGTTTGATAATGACCCAATTGCTAAATTAAGAGCAAGAGAACTAGATTTACAAGCTCAAGAGAACGCTAGAAAACAAAAAGAAGGTGAAGAAAGAATAAATTTAGATAGAATGAGAGCTATGATGAACGATCAAAACCAAGATGAGAAGTTACAACAGAACGAAGAGCTTGCAAATCTTCGTGCAGACACTTCTATTCAAAAAACAATCTTAAGTAAAACAATACCACCTGCTGATAAAACACCAGATGCTATTTCAATAATTAGAGGAGAAGAATAATGTGGTTATCAGCAATTAAATTAGCAGTTTCTGCTGGAAGTAAGATATATGCTAACAAACAGAGAACTAAGATGGCTATGTCAGACGCACAGCTTATGCATGCGTCTCGTATGGCCGAAGGAAAGGAAGCTTACCAGGGAAAACTTTTAGAAGCCCGACAATCAGACTGGAAAGACGAGGCGGTGCTTATAATTTTAAGCATGCCGATAGTAGTGCTGGCTTGGGCGGTCATATCGGATGATCCATCTGCTATGGACAAGGTAAAATTATTCTTCGAGATGTTCTCGCAGCTTCCGTCATGGTTTACTAATTTATGGATACTTGTAGTCGCGAGTATTTATGGTATAAAAGGAACACAAATATTCCGTGGAGGAATGAACAAGGAGAAAAATAATGGCAAATAAACTATACAACAAACAAGTATCACCTAAAGGTTATAAAATGGGTGGAAGAGTAAAAAAAATGGGTGGCGGAGCTCTTAAAAAAGTTCAACCAAACCAAAAAGGTTTAGCTAAACTACCAACTAAAGTTAGAAACAAAATGGGCTTTATGAAAAAAGGTGGAAAAGTATAATGGCTAAACTTTGTCCAAAAGGAAAAGCAGCAGCAAAAAGAAAATTTAAAGTTTATCCTTCTGCGTATGCAAATATGTATGCATCGGGAGTTTGCTCTGGAAAAATTACACCGGGTGGTAAAAAAGGTAGTCGTAAAAAAGCTGCTGATGGTGGAATGATTAACCGTATCCAAATTAAAGGATTTGGTGCAGCAAGAAGATAATGGCTAAAAAAGGCTTAAGAGCATGGGTAAAGGAGAATTGGGTCGATATTGCAAACAAAAAATCGGATGGCTCATACCCGAAGTGTGGAAGAAGTGGTGGAGAAAAAAGAAAAAATTAT